CTTCTTCTAGAGCATAGAATGGTGATAAAAGTAATGTCTTGTGTAATATCAGTCTATTAAAACTAGGTACTTCAGGTAAAAGGGGATTTGCTTCAAAGACACAATCATAATCCATCCCTCTGTCAGTTGTCCAAACATCTGCAAATTGTAATAACCAAAATGCAGACATTGTGTATTTGTCTACACGTGGTCTTGAATCAAAGGGTATAGACCTCAATTGATTCGGATTTTCCTTTAACTTTAATCGAATCGACTTTTGTAAAGAATCCATCTTGACACTTTCCAGCAGTTGTGGATGATAACAACACTCGTACCCCATCATAATTGCGAGTTTGTCCTTCGAGTCTAGATGCCAAGTTGACGGCGTCTCCAATGACGGAATAGTCAAATCTAAGTTCTGACCCCATGTTTCCGACAATGCATTCGCCTGTGTTGATACCGATACCAACATCAATCCTAGGAAGACCCATCTCTTCAAGTTCTGTGATAAGTTCATCTGCTTTTTCTGAAATTTCCCTTGCAGATTTAACTGCCATACCTGCGTGATTTTCACAGTCTAAGGGAGCATTCCAAAACGCCATGATACAATCTCCCATATACTTGTCGATGGTTCCACCATTTGCAAGTATAATTTTGGTCATTGTGTCTAAGTATTTATTAATAAGTTCGACTAAACCTTCAGGGTCATTGTTGTTTTTGTAGTATTCTGACACTGGAGTAAATCCACAAATGTCCATGAACAAAAATGTCATTTCTTTTCTCTCACCACCCAACACTAACATATCAGGATTGTCCTGTAATTGTTTGACCATGTCAGGAGATAAATACTTTTGGAACTGTTTTCTAATCTGTTCCTTGAGTTGATAAGTCTTATAGTATTGATTATATGATGCGTGACCGAAAACTATCAAGGAGGCGATAGATGAGTAGAAGGTATCGAAAAGAACGAGACTTGAAGTCCACAAATATAAACCCCCACCCACCTGAAATCCTACAACACTTAGACAACCTAACACCCCAAGAGTTGTGGGAAGTTTGTAGACCATTACCAACGTCATTAGAAGGACTGACAGAAGAAGAACAATTTCTAGAAATTCAAGATAGTAGGATTGTTGTATTTGAACTTCTTGTAAGACGGTTTGGAGAATTGAGGCTTGAACTTCGTGGGGATACATTGTACCCACTGGAGTTGAAACTGGATTATTCAGACCCTCTGCCGTTAGACCCCAAATTAGAATCTTATCCTGAATATCTGACTGCGTAAGGTCAACTGCTGAGATTCTCTCAAAGTGATTCCAATAGGAGATTAATATGTCTCCTGTTGGAGTCGTTTCTATAGGGTCTTCTCTCCCCATACGAATCCATTCAATACCTACGTCTTCTGTGACTCTTGTCTGATAATTTGGTTGGTCGTAATATGCACGTAACACTTCTAACACTATCGATGGGTAAATCTCATCGTTTGCAGTAACAATCAACGGCGCACTACGCACTGTTCCGTCAAAGTTTGGTGTACCACTAAATGGTGGAGTTGCAGTTGTGACTCCTACACCGTATGTGTTCTCTTGTAAGATAGGAAGAGGTGCAACGATTCCTGTAAAATTCCACGCAGAATTTTTTATATCCCCACCACCGAACACTGAAGTGTTAACAAATGGTGCAGAACCTTTTTGTATTTGTGCAGATGGAGCTGCAGATAAAATCGTAAGTCTGTTGATTAGTCCCTCTGCAAGTTTTAAATCTTCCTCAGGTTGTCTATCAGGTTTTGCAAAGAGTTGTGTAAACACATGAGTGTTAGTGTAATGAGAGTTAAGAAGTAAATCAGTGTAGATACCTCTCTTGAATGGATATTGTCCGAACTCTTCTAGTGACCTTTCGTCAATGTCTACTAAGACAATATCATCACTTGTAATCTTTTCTTGTTGTTGGTGTAAGAAATCGAACCATGACCATTGGATGTTTTCTACAATGTATGGATTCCAAATTTTGAGACCGACTAGAAGTCCTATTGTAATTAAGACTGTCTTCCAAGAGTACATCAATTGCGAGTGATTGTTGAAGTACCACAAGGTGGTGTTGCACAATACTGTGATATAGAAAACGTATCAGGTATTAAAGTATCAATGAATACCTGTACCCTTGCACCATTTTCTAAATTTAAAGTTCCTGTATGACCACCACTACCTCTTGCCTCTATTGCCCCAAAGTTATCGTCACCCAAAAGATTAATTGTCAAATTATTGTTTTGACTTGTGCCGTAATAGGTTCCTGCAAGATTGAAATCGCCATCTATGTTAATTGTATGAGTATCTCCACCAAATTGTTGACCTATAACTTGATTGCTATTTCCTTTAATGTTTGCGTTCATTACATTTCCATTACCAAATTGATTGAAGTCAATGTACATTCCACTTCCGTCATATTGAGTTGTGATAAGATTGTCGAAACCTTCTTGAGTAATTCTAACATAGACGTGACTACTAGAACCTATCTGCTCTATTGTTATAGTATTGTCATCTGCGAATGCAACTGAACAATATGAGAGTAGGATTAACCACCCTATGATTAAGAGTGGTTTATCCTTAGTTTTTTTATTATTTAAAATATCCATAGCAAAAACATACCGACTAGAACTCCTTTTCCGAATGCAATCCACATCATGTGGTAGTCATCCAGTCTTAGTGACTTTTGAATTGAGAACAATCTGTCCTCATGCAAGTCACGGAGTTTTCCTAGGTGTTTTAACATACCTTTTCCTCCATATTGGTTAGGTATTATATTTAGTTAACTTGACGTATCCTAACATCTATACTATCTCCACTATTTGTGGTGATGATACCTTCATATCCATCAACTATTGTATCTAGTGTTATATTGGCACCAGCTGCAAATTTTAACGATATCACACCGTTAACATCACGATAAAAGACGATACCACCATCTTCGATGAAGACATTATACTGCGAATCATCGTTCTTACCAAAGTTTGCACCTTTGATAACAAACTCACCTGAATCACCTGAAGTTTCTTGTTGGTCAGCAAGTTGTTTTGTGGTTTTTACAAGTTCTTCCACTACATCTAGTAAGTCAACAAGGAAGTCTACATCTAAGAAATCCACATCTAATGCAGAGTATTCTAAGTCTCCTCCAGTATCTTCTAATGCATCTTGTTCTAAATCATTAAATTCTAAAAAATCTACATCCAATAACCCTTGGTCTTGGTCTAAATCATCCTGTGCCTGTTCTTGTATCGCATCTGAGACCTCCTTAGGTGGGTTTACAATGAACATATTATCAATCATTGAGGGGGTTACATTTTGTATTGTGACTGTTGGTGTAGGTGGTGTTGATAATGACGATACCATCGTTGCAGAATATGCTTCTGTAAGTGTTACTTGACCACCTTCATTTGACACTACTATTTCACCTGATGCATCACCAAATGCATCTGGCAAAAGTACCACAAGTGAACGTCCAAGTTCATCTATGGTTGTTGTAAAATCTGTTCCGTTGATTGCAATCTGTGCCGTAGGTGTTGTGACACTTATGTTTCTTTTTTTGATTTTGTTTCCTGCACCTGAAGCGAATCGTGCAGTTCCCCTTGCCATTCGAATTGCCATTTTAGATTTTGATGGGTCAGGGTCGTAGTATGCCTCATCGATGTACACTATAGTGTGTTCAGTTAATGCAAGTTCCTCTTCATCGAGAAACTCAATGAGCATTCTACCGTTTTGTGTTTTTGCCTCATCGTATAGGTTGATTCCTAAATTGGTGGATGAGGGTATTTCTTCGTTTGAACGAAAGATTGCACCGACTCCAGTTGACTCTACTATGTCTCCTATGGTGTCTGCATGAACAGACACCGATAGAAGTACAATACTAAGAATCGTTAGCTGAGTCTTTCTGATTGATTTGAATAGTTGCATTGTCACTCGTTACATCCAAAGTGATTATACCTTTACATGAAGACACTCCTGTAGGACATGTACCACTTAATTGGTTTATGTCTACGTCTGCACTATCACCACTCAATGTAAAATTGATTTCCTGATATGCACCGTCTTTTTGTAAAGTCTTGAAGTTATTCGAACCACCTGTAATATCAAAGTTCCAAATAACATCATCTGCTTCTACGTCAACATCAAATACGTTTGAATCACCTATAACTGTTAAATCAAAATCCAGTCTTTCTGCTTGGAACAAACTTCCTTGGTCTAAATCCATTGTGTTAGAACTACCTGTGATGTCAACATCAAATGCAGAACTGTCAGAACTTCCTGTGTCCCCAATCAACCAATCCCATACGTTTGAATCTCCAGTAAACAACATGTTATATGTTGAGGAGTTTGCAGTAAGGGTACCATATAGTAAATTACTATTACCAATCTGATCGATATCGAAAGTTAAACTAGTACCAGTGATAGGCATTGCCGATGGACTTGATGAAAAATCATCCAATCCAATTTTGTTACCATAACCGACTTGGTCGATGTATAGTGTCAAAGTGTCACCAGTTTGACTAATATTAATCTCATTATCGTCAGACGCTTGTGCGAACATGAAAGACGAAAATAACATGCTTAGGCCTAATAAATATTTTAACATTATTCTCTTCCCTCTATTTTCCAATAACCACGTGAGTGGCCTTGATTAATTATTTCTAATACTCCTGCCTCTATTGCAGTTCGCACTGCATAAGTGACAGACTCGTTTTTTCCCACACCGTCTTCATATTCAACTAATTGTGTTCCCTGTTCAACGAACCTGAACACATCACCCCCACTACCATATGACAAAATTGTTTTAGTAGTTTGGACGTTTAATAATATCTCCCCAGTCAAAACAGAAACTGCTCTGATTGAGACTGTAACAATATCTTGTCGATACTGTTTACTAAATCCGATTCCAAGTGTCCGTGCGCCTCGTCCACCTGATTCGATGTTAGTATCATAACCAATTATTCCACCCTCAATAATCATTCCTGCGAATAACATGGGTGCAATTCCTTGTGACTCTTCGTCTGCATATTCTTGTCTTGCAGAACGAATAATCTGTCTTTCTCTTACTAGGTTATCAAGTCCTTGTCTTTCTACGACTCTAAACCAAGTTCCACCTCCTGCAGTTTTCAATGCATCGATTAACATTGCAGTACTACCTTGTGTAACTGCAGTTGAGAAATCTGCAAGATTCTCTCTGTACTTTCTTTGTCCTGTTAAGTCTGCAAAGTTGTACACTGCAACTACAGGTTTTGTTTCTGCAGGCGGTAAATCTAATAATTGTAAATAAGATGGTAGGTCTACTACGTGTGGACTCTCAACACAAATATAATTTCGTGTAACTTGTTTTGCAACACCTGTAACCACATCTCTACCGAAACCCTCATCAAACCTTCCAGTTTCATAAGCGCAATCAGCAGGATTATCAGACCACTGTGGGACTGATGCACATGATGTTAATAGCAATCCAAATATTAGACTAACCGTCAGTAGTCGTACCATAGTCACTACCAAAGTATCCTGTTCCAATTGGAATCTGTATTTCTGTTGTTGAACCATCTTCTGCAACAATCGTCATCTTAATATACTCTGTACCGTCTTCGTTGGTAATCACTTCATACGTTATCGTTGAACCTTCTAACACAAATGAACCAAACCTTACTGGATTGTCATTTTGAAACATTGACTCTACAAGTTGTTTCGCCATCTGTGCATAAATTCTACTCTCCAAGTTTCTAATAAACTTTGCAAGTGTAGTGTTATCTGCCTCACGTTCTGCAGCTTTACGTGCTGCCTCCAAAGCATCCTCTATTGCTTTCTTACGAGAATGCTCTTGGTTCTCAATCGTGAGATAATGAGAACCAGTACCTATCCCACTAAAGGATGGGTTTTTAAACTTGTGTACTATCTCAGTTGCATTTGCATTCATTGACAAAAGAAGTGTAAAAAACACTCCTATGACAATTCCAAGCACAAACTGCCTGAATAAATCTTTTCCTGTCCAAATTTGTGGGCCCATTTGTGATTTCAATAGTTTCCAATCTCTATCATTCATGTGTGTTTTCCCTCTGTTTATATTCCTTGAGTAATTCATCTTCCTTCGCCTCTTCAATCAATTCATCACGTTTTCTGTACTCAAGAACCACGTTCACTTTTTGTTGCAATCTAATCATGTCCTGATCAAGCATACGAGTTTGGTCAATAACACGTATCAACGCCATATGCATTTTCTCAATTTCAGGTTCTATTTGATTAGAAATGAAACTCCATATAAAGTATATGAAGTATCCCATACCGACACTCATAACAACTGGAAATCCGTAGTCCTTGACTACTTGTGCGATTTCAGTAAAATCCATTGTCTTTGTGTCCTCTCCGCTAGTCTCTCCTCACATCCAGTTTACCGTCTTCGATAAAGTTTTCTGCACGAGAGATTCTTTCGATGTCAGGTCTCAAGTCTAGTGCGCTTGATACTAACAAATCAATTTTTATCATTTCATTTGACATAGTTCTTGCTCTATTCTCTAATGAAGAACAGAACATTGTTAGGGTTTTAATGTTATCCACTATACCCTCAAGAATCTGTTTTAGAACGATGAAGATAAAAACACCCATCACTATCGCACCTGCGATTGGTGTTCCGACATCGCCTATAAATTCAAAGAAATCCATACACTTATTTATGGAAATGAACTAGTTGTGAACCTAAATAATTGTACGTTCATTTATACTTTATCTGAAGTATAGACGGAAGTAGTCATAAGACGAAGGAACGCATTGTTACGTTCATCTAGTAATAGACGGAAGTAGGCAATGGTGCTGAAGGAACGCAATCTTTTCGGAGATTGACATGACTAAATATCAAACTTTGCTCTTTTTGAGAGCAGTCAAAAAATCTCTTAGGGAAAAACACCTTACATCTAGTATCAAGAACACTGTAAGGGAAAATAAGAAAATAGAATTACCTCATTATATCAGAGAGAATCCTTTCTATCCTTAAGATAAAAAAAGGGGTCGTAAGACCCCTTCTAACAATTGTTATTATTGTTTGTACTTATTTTAACTGTGTGTGGATTTCGTTAATCACTGCAGCCTTAGTACCTGACTTCTTCACTTTAAGATTTCTCTTTTCAGCATATTCAATCAGTTGGTTTTTGGTTAACTTCTTAAGCTCTGCTTTAGAAGTGACACCATTACCATTTGCATCTGCTACTGGAGCAGGTGCAGGTGCAGGACTGGAAGTTGAAGAAGAAGTGTTACCACCTTTTCTCTTTTCCAAAACGAAAAATGCGACACCTAATACAACTAGTGCTATCACAAAAATTTCCATAATTTACTCCTACTAATATATTAGTTATTTATCCAATAATGGATTTTTGTCCTTTGCCTTACCAATTGCAAGAGCAAGAACTTCCAAGTATTTATACACTTTTGCCCATACTTTATCATCGTGTGGGGTAGGTGTAAGTGCTACTATAACACTACAAATTGAGATTATCACAGGGACAATCATCAATAGGTTCCAAATTCCCATAACAAAGTCTATAATTCCTGAGAACATAGCTTTCCTCCGTTAGTTTATTTAACGTAGTATTTAGGTATTTGAACTACCAATTGAGTATTTAGTTGTCAATTTCCACTCTGATTTTTCCTTAAAAGGAATCACCTTAATTTGAGATAGAGGAGCCTTAGGTTCCTCAATTTTGGAAGTGTCAACAACACTCAATAAGTTCCATTGTTTTAATAAATCAATAATGGTGTTACGTCTTGCAACATCCGATTCATCAAAGTTAGTTGGTTTCCCATCTAATCTAAACAATTCTTTGAAATGTACGATATAGTATTTACCTCTTTTGTGAAGTATATGACATGACTGAAATAATTCTTGTTCTTTTCGTGAAGCAACACCAATACGTGAAAGTGTTTCACGTATCTTTAAGAAATCGTCTTTTTGAGGGAATGTGACCTCTACTAGGTCTTTTGTTATATATTCTAATTCATCCATTTGTACCACCAATGTTCATTCTGTTTTTCAACTCACGTAGTTGTTTATCAGACAGAAGTTTGACATATTCTTGTGCTTCTTTAGTTGATATCTGATAATACTCTTTTACGACATCGAGTTTTTTACTAATGTGGGGTTTCTCCCATTTAGAAAACCTTTGTCTTTTCCTAAGAGTATTTAGGAAAAAGAGGTACTGAAGACGGTTGTCGAGACCGTGCTTAAGGTTCATTTCATTAGTAAACAGAATCGCATCTTGGTGGTAAGATAGTGATTTGTTTGCAAGATATGGT